CCTTCCAAGATACTTTTCACTGCCATCTCTACTATCTCATGATGTGTATGTTCAGGCAGTTCGCATCCCACTCCAAACCTACGAGAGATCTGTGCGGGTTTACGAATGTATTTAACTTGTACCGAGTTAGGTATAAAACTATTATTAGTATACAAATCTAAGAAAGTTTCTTGAACTGTATACAATATTCCTGTCGGAGAAGTGCTATTAAAAGGGTCATCAAGAATTGCATAAATATCATCTTGCTGAGAAAACTTACAATTAGTTCTTGATATACGTATTTCAGGATCTGCAGGGAAACCAACAGCAGCTGTTCTAGTCAACACATACGTTACATTAGGAGCTATGTTACTTACCTGTTCTAAAGTTTCTAGCGTGCTAGGATTTACCCAGCGTATGATAGCATATGCTCCTGTGTAGTCGTCAGGGTTTATTTCTTCCCCAAGTCCAGCAGCCCAGTCTACCAAAGCAGATCCATCAAATTGACCAAAGCCTTGACCTTCTACTGTGTATACTCTCTCTAAGTACAGCTCGTTTCCATCGGCTGGTGGAGAGTCAGTAGCTACAGTATCAAAGTATCTATCTGTGTAGCTATCATTGTTAGATAGACTAGGGTTGATATTACTACCGTAATACGGTCCTATCAAGTAGTCATAGCTAAGACCTTCTTGTCCGTATATGACTGATTCGGGAGCACCTGAATCTCCAGCAACTAGTATCTCTTGGATTTTGTACCCAGGCTGCGGAGTAGTCAATGATATCTTCAGATACTCTTTGTATACATATCCTTCCGTTACAGGTATAGCTTCTTTCCTACAGTTGTAGGTTACTTCTGACAACACGTTTATAAGGAACATGTAATCGTTAGGGAACTTGTATCTGTAGATATCAATGTTCCCGTTCGTTCTTGACGTATACCCTATCCCCATATAGCTGGAGTTCTGGGTAGTGTAGTCTTCAACAAGATGGCGGAGGTCATCGAGTCTCTTCTGAGACTGTTCAAACCCCCGCCGATACTTATTGCCTTGCATGTTATAGCGTTGGGAGATAAGTCTGCGCACGGCTGTGTTGAGTTCATAATCGATCTCTTCTGCAAGCAGATTGTCAGCTTGGAATGATGCAATCTTTTGCACCCCAAGATTTACAGCTATGTGCATCTCCTCTACTGTCATGCTAAGGTTTTAAGTTTTGCCCTCATAGCGTTTACGGCGCCTGAGTTCTTCTTGTTGTTAAAATATATAATTGCCTCAGTCATATCTGCACCAATCGTCTCATCCTCATGGATAATCTGATTACCGATCTTTCTGAGAACATTACGTTCTATCATTGTCTCAATCTCAGCTCTAAGATCAAGATGCTTATCTAGAGATACCTTCAAGAACTTAGCAGGCTCTTTGTCCTTAGCTCCATACAGATTGTTCTCTACTTCCATAGGACTGAGTTTGTCAGTATTCTGCTTAGTCATTACACGCAGTACTCTACGCATCTTATCGACATCAGCAGATATCTTGATAAACTCTTTGTCTGCATCTTTCTTTATCTTGATCAGATTGTTGGACTTTAGCAAGTCCTGCTGCGGATCATAGATATAGAACTTCTTCAATGCGTCTTGCTCCATGTCAGCTTTAGTGGCCCCAACTTGTCTATGACGTTGGCACCATCTAAAAGTTGCGTAATCCTGGGGATTGTTAGCTTCCCCATCATCGTCAAGACTAATGTCAAGTTCTACTCCTTCGAACGGGACTTTAAGACTCATGTTAGCCCAAAACTCTCGCTCGTGCTTTGCCCAATCTGGATGGTCAGGTGGAACATCTAGTATTTTTCTTAGGTGTTTTTTGGCTTCTTCATCCTCAAACCCTTTGAGGGGTTGCCTTCCAACATAGATTGAACCGATAGAAACCCTGGCTCCTGCGAGGATTTCTTTTGGGAGATAGCCGTTCAGCTCTCTCCGTCTGATGTACACTTTTTTCATGTTCTTTTTAGTTTAAGAATAACTGTTAGGCTGCAACGGGGGGACCACCTTCGCAATCCCCCCTATGCAAACCAAACACCAAATTACGATGCAGTGCACTGCAAATCCAGCGAAGTATCGAATCTGCGGAGCAGGATACCAGCCGTCTTCAGCATGTGCACGGAAGCACCGTCTATATCACTTGCACGGGTATCCGACTCTTTGAATCCTTTCGGAACGACGGAACCTGCAACAGCCCAACGAAGCATCTCACGACCCTTCTTGTTAATCATCTGGAGATTGTTTTCTCCATCATAGTTGGACTGGTCAACAAAGACCATTCTGTAGCTCTCGAGCGGGAGACCGCTTTCGGGGTGCTTCTTAGAAGCTTGAGCAACAGGACCGTGGTCAAACAATGGAACTTTCACCACATTCACAGAGTGACCATCGATGTGGTCATAGCTCGTGAAGTAACCGGTGATACCAAGGTTACGACCGCTTCCGGTAATAAACTTAGATTCCGTAGTTGTGAGGTAGTTGCTACCCGAACCGATACTCGTAGATGAGGTACCAGTTGAGTAGTAGTTACGCAGAGCTCTATCAAACTCACGTGCACCACCAATACCGGTGTACAGCGTAACCTGCTTATCTGTAGCATCAGTCATACCATAGAACAAATCACCAATGACGTTCTCAATCTTCTTCTGCGTGAGAGTAGAGTAAGTGTCCTTGTTGATGATCTGCTCAAACAGACCGGGACCGGAGACAACGGGCTGACCGTTCTCATCCGTCATCTGCGTACGACCTGCGTCGTCGTGGGTGCGCTGACCGTACCAGTAGTACATTTCGCACTCCTCCTTGAACTTGAGCATGTGGCGGTACTCCTCGTAGTCCATCCACAACTTAGTGGAAGAACCTTCTTTGGTCGGGAGATTGAACTCAGCAACGTAGTCCTTTGCGTTACCAGAGAACTGGTAGGACTTACGAATCGTTCCAATTTTAGACCGAACGAGGCCGGGAGCTGCCCAGTTGGAAGCGTTACCTCTTGAGAAGTCGATTCCAACATTAGCATACAGCATACCCCAGAGAGCACCAGCAGCAAGGTCTTCACCTGCATTGTTGCTCAAACCAGCGCTGCCCGGACGGACAAGCTGAAGGGTGTATTCATAACCGTCAGCTGTGGGCTCGGGGTCCTTCATGATACGCGCAAGCTCACCAGATTGGGAGACAAGCGTGTATGGGAAGATGAACCACTTGTCCGGGAACGTAACCCGGAAGGTGGTACCATTAGAGCCGATACCCGTTTGGGAAGCAGCGGCAGCAACAGACACTATGGGACGAACGTTGACTTCATGAGTTTTGACACGGTACTCGTACTCAAAACGATTGATCGAGCGTGTGTTTCCAACTCCTTCGGTCAGAAAAGAAAGCGGAAACTTCTTTTCCTCACGTCCGGCCAAGTGCGTAATGATGGGAGAGAGCTCTTCAGGCTTCTCCATCAGGGCATTGACCAACGAGTTAGTGTCGGTCATCTGCGAGTCATTATAGTACGTTTTCAGTACTTGCATCAAAGCCATGATAGTTTATATTTAATTGTTAGTTGTTTGCTTTTTATTGCAAAAGCGCGTTTATGTCCAGTTGATCTGGATCAAATGCTGTTTGTCCACGTCTGCTTTGACCTCTAGCATTACGTACTCTCTCTTGGTTGGAGACAATACGATCACGCAGATTGCGTGCGCTTTCAGTCTTAGCTTTAGTAGAAATAATATCTTCTAGATTGAATCCACTAAACATCAGATAGTCGATTGCAAGCTTGATATCCATATCAGCTTCCGAGTAATCGATGTCTCGTTGGGTTCTACCGCTGTCGTCTACAGGAGCAGATATATACTCAAAGAACGTGGACTTGTCTGCATCAGGAATTCTAATCCCTGCAAACTCTCTTCCTTCTTCGAGTGTGTTTGCTACTCCATCCCAGAACTGTTCTTTTTGAGCTTCCCTCTCTTCATACATCTGAAGTTGCTGCTGATACATCTGTTCTCTTTGGTACTCCTGTACCTGAGACAGCTCGTTCTTAGCAAGGTTAGCTTTATCAAACAGCTTACCACTGTCTTCGTAGTCATCTAGCATATCTTGAATGAAAGCTTCGTCATGACCTTTGTATTGGAAGTACTGTGAGAGTACAGCCTTCTGGGTCATGGTATCGTTTTCAGACATATGCAGATTTGAGAAATCATTCTGCGGATTGTGTGCTTCAAAGAACTGTGCCGAATCACCTCCTGCAAGGAGATAATCCAAATGTTGTTGTACCTCAGGAAACTGATCAAAAAGTTCTTGAATTTGATCTTCAGCAACTTCTTGAGAAACGTCTCTTACATACTCGGTCAACCCTTCTACGGTATCATCATACTCGTACTCCGGATCGTATCCTAATATCTCAGAGATTTGCGTAGCTATTGGGAGATCTGATTCTTCATAGCCTTCGTCTTCGTATTCATCTTCTACGTAAGTTTCTTCTTCTGGGCGGTGATAATCATCATCATCATCATCCTCATCTCCAGTTGTATAGTCTTCTTCAAATTCCTCAGGCTCTTCTACCTCCTCAACTTCTTGAGTAGGTTCTTCAGCTATATCGAGGCCTGGTGCCCCATCTCCAATAACGTCGTCGAACGATATTGAGCTGAAATCTAATTTGTCGTTTGGGTCTGTCATAACGCAAAGGTATTTAGTGTTTTAGGGTTTGCTGTTGTTAAATTATTTTTTACACTGGCCATTATTATATGCCACTGGACTTACTTTTTCTCTTTAGGGCTGTCTAGATATATCCTTCCGTATACTTCTGGGGGCTCTATCCCAAGCACACTTTGGAAAGCGTTTTCTGCAAACTTTGCAAGCATATTATCTTTGCTACCACTAAATGGGTTCAGATCCCACTTATCGTAATAAGATATGTATCGCCCGTTTTCATCTTCTCCTACATCTAGTATGTAGTTCCCAAGAGTGTTATCTCCGTGAGTATTAGTCCAGTAGTTAGTAGATACGTTGGTTTCTGGATCACGGTTTTTCTCTATCATTTTTATAAACCCTTCTGGTCCTAACCGCTTAATTCTACTTTGTATCCACTTCTCAGTAGTTGGGGATGCGTAATACTTTTGACCTGTCACCCAGTCGTACATGCTTTCCTTACCAGGTCTGTATTGTGACTCTGGGACTGAGTTGTATCTCTGCTCTTGCCCCATAGCCAGCTTGAGGAAATCACTTCTTTCCTGCATGTACGGCTCTCTTTCTTCTTCCCTCTGGTCCATATCAGCTGTGCTATATCTTTCTGGATTATTTTCCCAGACACCGCTAATCAGTCTTTCTCCTGGGTCCTCCCCATACCCCAGAGGCTTTATATTCTCAGATATTCTCTCTCTGGCTGTAGCTCCTGGGAATGGGAAGAAATCTAGCCCATGCTCCCATACACCTTCCCATCCCCCCATGTCTTCCCACGTTGGGAGACTTTCATATAATTCCTGAGTTTTTTGCTGCGCTTTAGGTCCCCCTTCTTGTCTCCTTACTGCATCTACACCTGATGCTATTGTTCTAATGCCACTAGTGCCTGGAAGCATCTTTGTTACAGCAGCTATGTCACCTGCATCTTCTGCACTACCTAAATCAGCTACCGCAGAAGCTCCAGCACTAGCGTCAGAAATTGTTTTTATATTCTTCAGCTGAGCCATAGCTGGGGCAGCTTTTAGTCCAGGGACTTTTAGAAGTGTTGAGGCAGCTTTACCAATTTGTCCTGATGCCAAGTACCCCGGCACTTTTGGGACTTGTTGTACTCCTTGAATAGTAACTGCAAGCTTTACTCCATCCGCAACAGAGGCACCACTGAACATGTTCATAGGTGCATTGTATGCTGAGCTTATAGTTGACCCTGCTCTAGTACCTAAAAGGTAATTGTTAACCGCCTTTCCTCCAGCAGCTACTTTATCACTTACATACTTAAGCCCTTCCCCAAATGCCCTTACTCCCTGTCCTAACTCTGTATTAGCTAAAAGTCTACTTCCGACTTGACCAACTTGGCTTCTTCCTACAGCTGATGCTGCTGTATTTACACCTTGAGCTAGACGAGCGCCTCCTGCTGCAACACCCCTGTTAGCTGCTATTACCCCTCGCCCAACAGTAGGAAGCGATTGAGGTACTCCCAGTAATGCCATACTTCCTGCTATCTGGCCTATGCTAGAGGTAGCAGGGTTATCATACTCATAAGCTGCTCTAGCTTCATTGTCAGCCCCAAGACCTTGGGGAGTCATGAATGCAGTATTTGGGTTGACACCTTTGGCTATTTGCTCTCTTCTTTTTTGGTCAGCCTCAAACATTTTATCTAGACCTTCCTGTTCTTTTTTGCTGATGTCAGGTTGTGGGCCTATAGAAGTTTGATTAGGTTGTTCATGTGGGAGCAAAGGATTCAGGAATACCTCAGGGGGGAGAGGTATAGATACACTAGTGTTGTCTGATGCAAACGTACCTTCTTGTGCACGCTTAATTTCTTTAGCTCCTATAGGATTAGGAGGAAGCGGGACAGTATTCCTATTAGATATCTCTAACCCAAGCTCTCTGTTACTTTTTGTTTCTCCTGGAAATCTCCCTGCAAAGTCGTGATCCGTAGTGTACTTAACCCATTTGGCATCCCTCTTTTGATTAGGGAATACCTTGGGCTGCATCTCGTTCATATACTCCCCAGGATTGTATCCTCCCCGCTGTTGTTTTTTCCTAGGGACATACTGCAGTTGATCATTCCCGAAGTATCCTTCTGGGTTTACAACTGTCTTATTTTCTTTAAAGAATGGGTCAAGACTTAGCTGTGAGTGCAGGTGTTCCTTCCATGCTGTAGGATGCTTTTTGGACTTAAGCCAATTCCCAGTCTCATGGTCTACTGAAGGCATGTGCCCAGTAGAGTCAGGCTTGTAGCCGAGCTCTTTAGCTCTGGCCATGTTATAGTCTTCCTTTGGACCACCTTTTTGTCTGCGAGATGGGGTCTCAAGTACTGTTCCTCTACGAGGGCCGGAGTCTACGTTAGTTAGACCCGGAGGTATGTTAAGATGTGACGCTACCAGATGACCGGTCTTATCATCGTACTTTTTTATGTCTATGGGAACCCGTGTCCGCATAGTATTCATTGGTTCGTTAGGACCAACGTCTGGGAACGTCATACCCGCGTTGTGCATACCCGCTTCGTGGTATGGAGCTAACCCTTCTGCCCTGTCCTGGTTAGACAGTGCTGCAAACATTGGGTCAGCACCTCCGTGGGCTGCAGCCTGCCTGAACAAGTCTACATAGCTACCTTGGTAACCTTGAGCTTTTGCTTGGTCTACGATATTTCTACGCTCCTCGTTGGTCATACTCCGTTGGGTTCAGTATCTCCCTCTTTGTACAAAGCCTTCTCTTTGAGATCTATCTCTTTCTCTTTGATCTCAAACTCACGCAGCATCTTCTCCATATCAAGCTGCAACTTGTCGCTTTGATCTCGTGCTTCTGCATTTATGAGCGCCACTTCAATATCAACCTGTCTGTCTTTTTCTTTCTCAAGTCTATCCATCTCAGCTTGTTGTTGCTGTGCTTGAATAGCCTGTTGTTGCTGCTCTTGTTGCGCTTTCTGCTGAGCTTGTTGTAGTTCTTCTTGAGCTTTCTCTGCCTTCTGAATCTTATCCTTAAGACCAATAAAGTTCTCAGTATCAAACATATTCAGTACTGCAGAAGCAGGTACCCCATTCTGCACCATCTGTTGACCCATGGCTCTTGCTTGCTCCAGCTTGTCCTGATCACGTCCAGAGTCTGACATAAAGATTCCAAACTCTGACTCCATCAACTCCATTGATGATATGTCAAACATTTGTATCGTTGTATCAGGCATGACATACATACCTTTCTTACCATTGACCCAGGCTTCTTTGGAGTAGTCGAGCAGTCCTTGCAGCTCTCTTTGTTCAAAGCGTGTGAACTTGCGGAACAGATCCTCGGTAATGTGACTTGATTGTACGATAGCCTGCTGCGATGCAGCTTTACCTTCGTACGGCCCAATACCACCTTGTCGCTGTCTATTAACTCCTGATATCTTTTCCCACTCTAGTTGTATAGATTCAAGTAGGGCAAGGTACTGATCGATAGTCTTGATTGACATATCCAGCACAGACTGGTGCTGCGGGGAAAGCATGATCCCTTCTTTGTTGTAGTCAACCCATGCAATACCGGTACCCTCTACGAAGTACATGAACTTGTCCATGTCCCACTTCTTGGGTATCATATTGATGTCAAACTGTGCAATGATATCTTTAGATCTAGCAATAGCTAGTTCCATACGATACTTGAATATGTTGTAGTTCAGCTGGTACGGGATCCCGAGGCTGACCATGGAGATGTTGTCAGAGTTTATGTCTGAGTATTTTCTCCCGTTTACAGGAAGCTTGCACTTAGATGGGTTATCTAGTGATGTGCGCTGATTGGCAATGGGATTGATGTCTATGTAAAATCTCCCGTCTATGCGCGTGCCTTCCCATACTTCATTGACCCACTCGTATCTAACCTTAGCTCCTTTCTCTTTTAGCTCTTTGGCTAGACGGAAGCCTTCCTCTACTATCATTTCTTCGGGAGCTCCCGTCAAGGGGTCCATGTAGGTCAAGAATCCAATGCGCTTACGGCTTTTCCAGTATACAGTAATGCATTCTATTAGTCTGTTGCGGTAGATGTTTTCATCGCTACCGTTAGCTTCAGCTCTGTACAATAGGTATGAGTCAGCTGATGTCTGCTGTGGGTTTTCCAGCTCTAGTATCTGCTCGTCTGTCAGGGACTCCCCGAATATATCTATGACTGTAGATGCATGTGCATACTTACGTACTATAGCCCAGTCCCCATCTTCTACAAACTCAAGGTCAGGGTCCTTGTCATAGTCTATGTCTAGAGGGTTTAGGATCTCATAGAACGGATCATTTCTGACTACACCTTTGTGTGAGTACACTTCCCCAGTTACTAGGTAGTGGAAGAAGCCTTTCTGGAACTTGTCCTTGACTTCCTCATTCTGCATAATGTAGTTAATAGCAGCTTGCCCTTTGAGCGCTCTGCTGTCTACATAGTTGCGCTCGAACTCTTCTAGCAGCTGAGTTGGGACCTGAGGCTCTTCGCCCTGCATCTCCTGTGGAGATAGCTTCTGCATGAACATAGCGTTCACCTGCTCCATAATCAAAGCCCTCTTTTCCTGCTCTTTTATTGATGTACTGTCGGCATTGGTTACAGTCACCGTATAGTTCAGTGGGCGCTTGGCTTTCTCTCCAAGCAACAAGTCTATGATAGGCTTGATTATGGGGTAGTTTCTGAGCTTTGACGGGAAGTTATTCCTAGTCTTACCGTACGGCTTGAGCACGTACCGGTAGTCTTGCTCGTCAATAACTCCGTTGTAGTAATCATACAACGACTTAAGGTAGGAGCGGCGCTCACTGACCCCAAACTTAGATAAGTCAATATACTTCTCTACGCATTCCTCTCTCCACTTTTTAGTCTTTTGAGATAAAGGAATACGCTGTTTAGGGAGGTTCGCCTGTCCATACATGTCTTACAAAATTATTGATATATCTTGTCAAACCAGTCATCTGTAGACCGGTCTTTTAGGATTTCTACGACCTCTTTATTATATAGCTCTCTGGTGTGGTACATTCCTACCATAAACGCCATGACTCTGTCAAAGTTACCTTTATGGTTAAACTTGATTAGTTCTTGGAGTAGTGCAGGGTCATAGATCCTGTGTAGGTTAAGTGTTGTTTTTCCATCTTCGTCAGTGTGTCTAGGTGTGATCAGCCAGTCACGTATGTAT